GACGCTGTGGTGGTGGATGAAGAAAGCGAAAAAGTGGCCGCCTGGCGACAAGGTCGCCATCATCTCCGCGGCCGTCGGCCAGCCAATCGAGCCGCCGAAAACACGCAAAGCTCGCTAAAAAGCGGCCATCTGCGATTCACGATAACTCGGCCTTGACGAGTTATCGTGACTTCTGCATAACCTCCCCCCGTCACGCCACGACGGCGTGCGGCGGAGGGATACGCCATGCCGACCGGAGTCGCTGATGCCCCGAGCATTCGCGCACGTCACGGATACGCAGCTCCTCGAGTGGGCGGCGGATATGCCCTTGGAGCGCATCGCCGAAATTACGGCGTCGACTACCTCGTCGATCTTGCGCCGGCTACGGGCAGTCGGCTGGACGGACCCTCGGCCAGGCCCCAAGGACCCGGACGAGGCGACCATACGCGAGAGGTCGTTGGAGGTGCAGTCGCGCTGGTCCGAGCAGGAGCGGCGCAGGAGAGCCGGGCAGCGGCGAGCGAGCGTAACCGTCGTACACGCATCCGATCTCGGGCTTGCCAACTACTCGTGACGTGGCTGCACCGCGTGGCTCGCTGCCACGCGCATCTGTGCGCCATCGTGCGGCTCTACGGCGACCCAAGCAAAGCCGGCGGCCAGTCAAACGCTGGCGAGACGTACCAGGCCCGCGCTGCTCGCGGCGACCGCACGCTGCTCTACGACGCGCTCACGGTGACGATCGACGAGCTGATCGAGGTCCGCGACGAGATCGGCGCGACCATGGACGCCGCGGAGCCGACGACGGCCGCGCCTGGCACACCAGACAAGGTCGAGGAGATGTGTCGTCGCGCCGAGCGTGGCGAGTCACTCTTCGTCGATGGCGATACGCAAGGACGCGAGGTCGGCGACGGATCGCCGGCCTGATCACGGATGGTTTTGTTGCGGTCGGTCGTGACGGAGTGCGGCCGGCCGCGCTAAGGAGGGCTAAGTGCTAGTGCTCAGTCGAGCGGAGGGCGAGCGTGTCGTCGTGCCGTATGCACGGATGGAGATCGTGGTGCAGGAGATCAGGGGCAATGTCGTTCGCCTGGCGTTCAGAGCGCCAAACCGGATCGACATCTTCCGCGGCGAGGTTTTCGATCGGATCGCGATGGATCAATGGGACGAGGACGAGCCAACTCAAGAGGAGGACGTGAAGTGAAGATCGTGAAAGGCAAGCAGGCTGCACCTGTGCGGTGCGTGCTCTACGGCGTCGAGGGCATCGGCAAGACGACGCTGGCGGCGCAGTTTCCGACGCCGCTGTTTCTCGACACCGAGGACGGTACCAAGCAGCTCGAGGTCGACCGGGTCGCGTGCCCGGACTGGCCGAGCCTGCGTGGTGCGGTGGCCGAGTTGGCCGTCGAGAAGCACGGCTACCAGACGATCGTCATCGACTCGATCGACTGGGCGGAGCGTGCGCTGGTCGAGTTTGTCTGCAAGCAGGACGGCAAGAAGTCCATCGAGGACTACGGCTTCGGCAAGGGCTACACGGTGGTTGCCGAGCACATGGGGCGGTTCGTCGAGGGCCTCGACAACCTGCACCGCGCCGGTCTGAACGTGCTGCTCGTGGCCCACGCCAAGGTGCAGCGGACGAGCCCGCCCGACCAGACGGACGGCTACGACCGCTACGAGTTGCGGTTGTCGAAGCAGGTCAGCCCGATCGTCAAGGAGTGGGCGGACGCACTGCTCTTCGCCAACTACCGCATGCGGCTCATCGAGGGCAGCGACGGCAAGCGCAAGGCGATCGGCGGTAAGGACCGCGTCGTCTACGCCGAGCGTGCCGCGGCCTACGACGCGAAAAACCGGTACGGGCTCGGCGAAGAGTTGCCCATGACGATCGACGCGCTCGCCTCGCTGTTCACCGGCACCGGGGCCAAGCCGATCGACACCGAGCTGTACGACCAGGTCGTCAAGTACATCGCCGAGGCCAAGAGCGTGCGGACGCTCGGCAAGATCGGCGACCGCATCGACGCGCTGCTCTCGGACGGCCAGCTGACGGCCGAGCAGGGAGAGGCGTTGACAGTACTGGTCAAGGAGCGGCACGACGCGATCGAGCCGCAGGGGGTGACCGATGGCGTGGCATGACGTGCCGCCGTGGACGGCCAAGCGGGCGGAGTCGGAGGAGCTGATGCAGCAGGTGGCCGAGGTGGTGCGGCGGTGGCACGTCCGCCGCATCTCGGGCAACACGGCGGTAGAGAAGGTGCGCGAGCTGCTGGAGCCGCTCCGCGTGAGGGTGGGAAAGGCACATGAACCGGAGATCAAGTCATGAATTTTGATCAGTGGTGGAACTGGGACGAGGAGCCACGAGCCGCCGTGGACCACGGGCACACGCAGAAGGTGCCGACGGGTCGGCACACGGGCGACATCGTCAAGGCTGAGATCAAGGATCTCAAGTTCAAGATCGCGGACGACAACCCGACTGGTACGTCGCTCGTCGTCACGTGGAGCAAGGCCGGCTACTACCCGGTCGAGGCCATCGTGAACCTGCGGTGGCGTGGCCTGCTCGAGGCGGTCTGCCGGGCGGCTGGCGTGTCGCCGCCTAAGCGTGGCGAGGACTGGGACGAGCAGTCGCTGGTCGGGCGCGTGGCCACCGTCGACATCGAGAACAAGGTGGCGCAGGCCACGGGCACCGAGTACCAGCGCATCACCAGGTGGCATGCGTCGCCGCAGAAGCCGCTGCCGGCCGAGGCCAAGCCGAAGCGGGCGCCGGCTAGGACGCCGGCCGCGAAGACGCATGCGGAGTTCCAGGAGCGGGCCGATGCCGACGACATCCCTTTTTGACGACGAGCGCACCATCCAGTTCTACGGCGGTCCGTGGGACGGGATGCCGTACACGCCGCGGCGTGGAGAGCAGTACCCGGCCAGGCTGGACATGCCGTGGAGCGGGCAGCTGCACCACTACCGACTCGTGCAGCACGGCGGCGTCGTGCAGCTCTTGTACATGGGCAAGGCACTACCAGACGGAGCACGCATTGCATAACGGCCCGACCTGGTCGCAGCGGCTGCGGTCATCAGCTGCATGGTCCGCCATCGCACTCCAGAGGCGTCGTATCAGTGCAGTCGGAGCGGGCATCCACAGGCCGGTGATTCGACCGTCCGCCGGCACGTCACGCCGGCCAATACACAGGAGGTGAGCGATGACGGTCTACAAGGCATGGAGGGCGGATCGTGTGGGGAAAGACGGCGTGTTTGTCAGCACGTACGCCGGGACGGTGTCCGACTGCGGCCAGTGGGTCGACGTGGGCGAGACCAGGCACCGGATCTCTCCACAGTGGCACGCACGTGCCGTGGACGCCGAGGCCTCGATGGCCGGCGAGATCGAGGAGATCGGCCGGAGGCTGCTCGAGCAGGCGGCCAAGCTGCGAGAGGCAGCGGAGGTCGCGTCGTGAGCACTGGCACCAACCCGCTGTACGCACGCATGGTCTACCGCTGCGACTGGGTGGCCAACCGTGTGATGTTTCGCCAGCGGCCGCTGGGTGACGGCGAGGCGTGCCCGGATGGCTGGCAGACGAGCGAGGAGCTGGCGAGAGAGGACGTGGCCTGCAGGCTCAACCGCATGGCGGCGGACCTGATGCGGGCGGCGGATGAGGTCAGGCGGGTGCGGAGAGGGGAGTAGGTGGCAAATGCCAGCGACACGCGAAACGAAGAGCACGATCGAGTCCGCCATGGTCGTCGACGCCGCGTTGGCCAGGCCGGCCGGCGTCACGGTCCTCGAGCTGTGCGAGCAGCTGCACTGTCACCCGAAAACCGTCAGGCGTCGGCTGGCCTGGCTGCGGCTGACGTTTGGTGTGCGGATCCGACTGGTGGGCGGTGCGGGGATGGAGAAGCGGTACGTGTACCCGGTCGGCGAGGCTGGAGTGTTTAACAGGGCGGTGAGGCTGGCGAATAGTGCGGGAGCGAAGCGATGACCCAAGGACAAGGAAAGCACACCGCCGCCAAGATCGCAGGGTTTGAGGCGGCACTGCGGCAGAACGTGGCCATCGTGGCGAAGGGCATTAGGGCACAGCACTACTTCCATTTCGACATGAACGCCGGAAGTGGTTGGAACGACCGTGCCTCGTGCTACGGATCTCCGCTCGCGTTTCGTGCCGCTGCGTGCTCCGCAGGATTCCCATCGGCTATGTCTTTCTGCTGTGAACTTGACCCTGCGGCAGCGAAGCAACTGGCAGAAAGAACGAAGGTCGACCCATACACATACGTTGTCTGCGGCAGGAATCAGAAGTTCGCAGAGATGATCCCGCGGATCATCAGCCGTTTCGGAGTCGATCCTTCGGAGGCTTTCGGCTCGATTCTCTTGGATCCCAACGACCAGTGCCGAGACGCGATCCCATACGAGGAGTTGCGTCACGCAACAGCGGCATGCCCGCGGCTTGACGTGTTCTTCAACTTTCCGCAGTTGGCGATGAAGCGAATCGTGGCGGCAGTGCAGAAAGGAAAGCACCCTGCATCTTCTGCACGAGACTGCTTTCACATCGACGACATGCCGCAGGTCATGGGCAGGAATCACCTGTGGATTAAGCAGACGCCGGACATGGGCAACTTCGCGCTGGTGGTCGGCCGCAACACGGACAACGTTAGCGCCGACCGGCAGACTGGGCTGGCAGCATGGGACTCCGACAACGGAATCCTTTACCGGGAGCGATGCGTGCTGCCGGTTGATGTTGCAAACGCCAGGCATGCCGAGCGCATGGCGAAGAAGAGCGGGCAGTCGTTGCTGTTTGCTTGAGGAATCAATGGCACGCTATCAGACGTACAACGACTACCTGAGGTCGCCGCTTTTTTGTGCCGCACGTGATATGGAGATGCGGTCGTCAGGCGGAAGGTGCAGGCGATGCGGAGCCTCGGCGACAGAAGTTCATCACAGACAGAAGCCGGACGGATCGAAAGGCTACCCACCGTGGGGTTGCTGGGAGACGTCGGAAAACTTGGAGGCGATCTGCCATGAGTGTCATTGCAAAGAGCACGGCAAGCCCGATTGAGATCGTGCCGGCCGTAGACCAGGAGCAGCTCGCCAACCTCCTGGAGCGAGAGGCGAGGATCGACCGGGCGCAGCGAAACGCGTACCTCGAGATCGGCCTGGAGTTGAAGGCGATCCGGGACGGAAAGCTCTACGCCACGCCCAGGTCGGAGCCGGTCGCCGGCCGCTACACGTTCACGACGTTTGAGGAGTACGTCGAGGAGCGGTGGGACATCACCCCGCAGTATGCGAACGGAATCGTTCGCTCTGCGGAAGCCGCGGAAAAACTGGAAACAATTGTTTCCATTTTGCCTGCCCGTGAATCGCACGTCCGAGAGCTCCTCAAGATCGAGGACGATGAGGACCGAGCGAAGGTGTGGCAGTCAGTCGTGGACCGCGGCGAGACGATCACGGCCAAGATCGTGACCGAGGAGGTGCAGCGGTTCATCGCTCAGCAGGAGAAGAACTGGCTGACGGTGACCGAGTGGGAGGCTTGCGACGAGCACGAGCGTGAGCGGTTGCTGGCGATGGCCTCCGACACGCAGTTCAACAAGCAGGACAACACCAGCATCGACTGGGCCCAGTGGTCGTGGAATCCGATCACCGGGTGCAAGCACGACTGCCCGTATTGCTACGCCCGCGACATCGCCAAGCGGTTCTACCCGCAGGGTTTCGATCCGAGCATTTACCCGTGCCGGTTCGCAGCACCAAAGAACACGAAAGTGCCGCAAAAGGCCGAGGAAGACACCGCGTTCAAGAACGTGTTCACCGGCAGCATGGCCGACATCTTTGGCCGCTGGGTTCCGGCCGAGTGGATCGAGCTCGTCGTCGACGCCGTCCGCGGCAACCCGCAGTGGAACTTCCTGTTCCTGACGAAGTTCCCGCAGCGCGTCCACGAGTTTGGGCAGATGCCTGAAAACGCGTGGATGGGAACGACCGTGGACTGCCAGGAGCGTGTCGCCAACGCCGAGAAGGCGTTCGCCAAGATGGGCGGCGGCATCAAGTGGCTGTCCATCGAGCCGATGCTGACGCCGTTGAAGTTCACACGGCTCGAGCTGTTCGACTGGGTCGTGATCGGCGGTGCCAGCAAGTCGGCACAGACGCCGGGCTGGGTGCCACCGTTCGACTGGATTGCGGACCTTCACGCCCAGGCCCGTGACGCGGGGTGTGCCGTGTACCACAAGGACAACCTGGGCTTGGGCGACGACGTCAGGCTCAAGGAGTTCCCGTGGGAGCCGCGCACCGATCGACAGCTGCCGGAATCGCTCAAGTACCTCTCGATGAAGTAGGAGGCCACGGATGGCCGGTAACTGGATCAAGATGCGGCACGACCTGTACAAGGACCCGGACACCAGGGCCATCGCCCGTGCCACCGGCCTCGACAGGGACCAGGTCTGCGGCAAGCTCTACCGCCTGTGGTCATGGGCGGATCAGCACGGCCACAACGGATCGGTGCGTGCACTGATCGAGGACGTCGACGACGAGGTTGGGCATGTCGGGTTCGGTGCGGCGCTCGTCAGCGTTGGCTGGCTCGTCTCCACAGACGGTGGGATTGTCATCCCACACTGGGAGCGACACTTCTCCGACAGTGCCAAGGTGCGGGCTTTGGGCCAAATACGGGCCGAAAAGCACCGAAACGGCGTCCGTAACGCACCCAGCGTTACGCACCCGCCTGACGGCGTAACGCAAGGTGCGTTACCAGATAAGAGGAGAATAGATAGTCCTCCTCCTCCTCCACGCGAGGCTGCGCCACCGGAGGCAGCAGCAGCCGCCCTGCGGGCGGCGTGGGCGGCATCGGCCAAGGCGGGCCACGTGGCACCCTACC